ATGGGTGTGGGTAATTGGATCTGTGTTATGTTTCCAAATTGATAAGTTGAGACTCCGTTATCGCATTGGGTTATGTTCCCGAAATGATAACAACCAAGCTGATTTGCATAAGCAACATTAATTGATCCTAGTATAAAAAGCGTTAGTGCGTATCTCATAATCATTCTCCTATAGTGTAGTAACCCAAAACATAACAATCATAAAATCATCGTTCATTCAATCACCTCAGCTTTAATTAGTCTGCCATCCTCTCCGTCGAAAGTGAGGATAAGGTTTGCGTCACGACTAATCCAAACTTCCCCATCAAATGCTTTAAGTTCTACCACCACATCCGGCTTAGGTTCAGGTTTGATGCGCCATTCAGAAGTTACTATAAAGGAAGGGCAGGTAGTGTGTCCCCAATCACGCCATTGATTCTCATCACTATCAAAAAACTGAATCTCCTTCCCAGATGCCCACGCCATTATGATTTCGTAATGTTTGTGTCTTTTGTTCATCCCTCTCCTCCAATCCCGTGATGTCGTTCTGCGAAGCGGATTCCTTCTACAAACGATCCGTAAAACCAATCTAGTGAAAAACCCTTATCAATTTCCTCCTGAGTCATCGGCTTCCTTGCTGGCGCGGTGGGTTTGGTGTATAGGGGAGTCCATCCAAGCGGAACATCGTTTACTGGTGGCTCAAACCTCATTCGAAATCCTTCCCCGTCTGGTGTAATCCACGCCACAGGCTTATCGGATTCTGGTTCGGCGGCGAGGAAATCTCGAACCCTATCTCTTAGCCACAAAGGTAGCTTTGTATCTCGTTCAAGATCGTCATATATCCATCTCAACAGTTCGTGTGCTTTGTTCATTTCATCTCCCTCCCTATTTCAGCATTGCGTCTGCCATTCCATAAGCCGCTCTGGCCGTTTGGTATGGCGTCATATCCTTTCGCCATGCGTCATTTGAAACGTACCCCTGCATAGCTAACCCTGCAAAGTGGTCGCGTAGGGTCATGCCTTCAGATTCATTGGGGTAGAAATTTCCATCTTCATCACGTTCCCATTTAATGGTAGGAAACGCGGGTCGGCTATTTTCAATACTCATAGTTCCCCCCCCGCGCCTTAGCAAGGGCGACTCTGGCTTTTTTCGCTGTATGTCCCAAAGCCTCAACCAACTCCGCTGTTATTTCCAAAGCCTCATAAAGATCAGGCGCGGCGGCGATTAGGTGTTTGTCGTGGTCGTTATTTTTTGGCGCATCGCAAATGTATAAACACGTTTTGTTGTAAATTGCGTTGTTTTCTTGGTCGTAGTGCCAAGGCCCCGGCGTTGCGCGTAATTTTGTTTCGTTCATATCTCCTCCTTAATCTTGGCTAGTGCAGTTTTGGATCTTTCAAAATATGGCTGATCGTGACTCAAAGCCGCTTCCAAAGCCTCAATCAACTCATCAACCAGATCAGCCCTTACCCATCCGACAGTATTTGGTATTTTTTGTGGATAAACATATTCAATCCATCCTGTATCATCGTAAGTAATCCACATTTTAGGGATTTCAGCCCATGATTTTCTTTCTGAAGTCATTTTTCTCTCCACTGAGCAATCAAACTTAAAATGGCAAGAACAGCCCACATAGCGGAAAACAATACGTGGTCTGTTGATGAGTGAATTGTAGAAAATAGCACTAGAGTCCAAGTTCTAATTTCTTGAGTCATGATTCCCCTCCAATCCCGTGATGTCGTTCTGCGAAGCGGATTCCTTCTACAAACGATCCGTAAAACCAATCTAGTGAAAACCCCTTATCAATTTCCTCCTGAGTCATTGGCTTTCTTTCTGGCTTGGCGGGTCTGGTGTAAAGGGGTTGCACCCACTCTTTATAATGCTCTGCTCGATTGCGAGATATGAACTCATCTTTGTAAGTTTCGTTATTTTCGTATGAGATATAGTCATACCCTCCCTCACCGTCAAATACCGACCACGCCACAGGCTCATCGGATTCTGGCTCGGAGGCTAGGTAGGCTAGGTAGGCTAGGATGTCATCTTCTAAAAGCCTTGCCATCAAGCACCCATATCCCAACTCACTTAACTGCGCCTCTCTATCATTCAAAGCCTCAAGTGCCCGTCTCAACAGTTCGCGTTCTTTGCTCATTATTTCTGCGCTCCCAAATAATCTCTTCAATCTCTTCATAATCTTGCTCACTTAAGACCGGCATAATGTTTACCGTAACCAGATCTCCACCAATAGTTTTTAGTGTTACCCAAATAGCGTTAATTTCAACGTCACCACCTTCAGCGGGTTCCTCCATCGTTGCTGGATAATACTTAGTAATTCTGCCATCTACGTCTAATTCGTTATTGTTCCAAATAATTGTAATCATTCTGGAGCTCCAAAATACAAATCAATTGCATGTGATTTTGTTTCAAATGCTCCGCTTAATAAATGTTCTTTTAAATTTTCTATTTTTTTTCTAATGACATCTCGCTCGGTCCACCAAACATAATTATCAACAAAGATTTCGCATAATTGACCTAACGTAAAATCTCTTCGCTTCCACCACCAACTCAGGTCTTGATGTGCAACAGCATCATCAATTCGCGCATAAGCCTCTTGAACTTTTTGTTGATTGTTTGGCCAAGAAAAATTCATAAAGTATTTGAGTTCATCAACCATAATTTGACGCTCTAAAAAACACTCCTCTGATTTAGGCTTTCTTCGATTGCTTACCCTAGCATTTTTAGAAATTAAACCCATAGATTTTGCTTTGTCCCGAACAGAATATTTGCTGCGGTTTAACAAAGCTGCCATTTCTTGAACACCAATTAACGGCAATTCAATTTCCATCAATTTTTCTTGTTCTTTTGTCCAGGTTGTTTTCATTTTATTAATCCTCTAATTTTTTAGCTTTTTCAATCAATTGAGCGGTTCTTTTGTAACAACGCTGAATCTGCCAATCAATCAGCTTAACGCGCATACAATTAAACCAATTGCGTTTTTGTTGTTTGTATTTCAGCCCTGCTATGTTTATGGGTTCGTAATCCATCTTAGTAACCCTGCACAAAGCCAACAAAAGCATAGGTCATTACAGACAAGATAAAAGCGATTTGTAGTAGTGTGGTCATGGTGGTGTCTCCTATTAAGATTCTTGTCTGTATTTAGGGTGATTTGTGAACCCTAGTTCAGATGCTAAAGCTGTGCCCATTTCAGGATAATCTTTAGTTAGCTTTTTCAAGATTACCGCTGATTGGTCATATTGTTGAGCTGCCATAAATTCGACTAATAAAGCGATTCTTTTTGCGTCTTGTTGTGTCATTTGTCTGTCTCCAAGTTGGTGTTTTTGTTGTCAGCCCCGTGGCTTGAATGTAAGAATAAGACCACTACATATCAATATCAACACTTTTTTCAATTATTTTTGCATTAAAACTTTCTCGCAGCTCTTGTACCCGATCATCTTGATTGGCACAGGCGGTGGAATCAGCAATTAACTCCTTACTACTAAATACATAAGCATCCGGCTCACCGTTACGCACCTCTTTACCGTCAATGATGTAAACCGCTTCACCTTGAACCTTGCTGACCGTTCTGGGCCAGGGAACTAGATCAGGGTGTAGCACATGCTGAGTGCAGCCTTGTCTTTGCCATTCAACCGGCATAGGCTCATTATTAAATTGGGCGCACGTAAACTGGTCATCCTTTGTAGCTGTTGAATGAGCGCAGGTACGACAATTAACCTCTTTAGTTAATTTGGTTTGATGGCAGAACTCCCAGGCAGGGCAGAATTTGCACTCATACCAGCTAGGATTGCTTGAGATCGGTTCAGGCATCGAATCAGACAAGGCAATGCGTTTGCCTCTATTGACGTAATACGTAGCGGGATCAACTTCTAGCTTGACAATTTCGGTATAGATGCGGTCATCGTCTTTACAGGTAGCATAGTAAAGCGCTTGGGTAATCTGTGTTCCCAACATATACACTTGCATCTGAACCCAGTGCGTTAGCTTTGAAAGCTCAACGCCTTTTTTTTCTAATTCATCAAACGACTTTTTATTGTGCGTCTTGAACTCAACCACAAAGCGCTTTAACTCGTGATCCGGTAAACCACCTTCTAATATGCCATCAAGACTACCGGATACGTTAGAACCGAACTCCACCCGCTTCTGGGCATGGCTGAATTTGCAACCAATGGCCTGTAGGTCTTTGATAGCCTGTAATTCCTCCAGCTGGCCTCTTCTGAAAAGACGCAATATTCGTCCGCTGGGTTTGTCCACCACAGCCCACCTAAAGGATAACCATAACCATCTATCGCATGGATGTCCGAGTGTGGAGCATCCCAAGTGACTACGCGGTGGTTCTCGTAAAGACTCATGTTGAGCATCTATTAAGGTTTGAATGTTCATGTTTTTTAGCTCAAAAAAAAGGCGGCCATAAGACCGCCAGAGAGGGAGACAATCGTTACTTAACCCAAGGTGGGTTAGCTTTAGCCGTAGACGCTTTCTTAGGTGCGGGTTCTGCTCCTAGATCGCTTTTTAAGTCTGCAAATGGTGATTTAGGTACGCTTGATGGAATCGCCCTCCAGCCTCGCACTTCATTAGCATCAGGATAACCCTCAGACTTACGCACCTCAACCTTAATTTGCAATGTATGACCCGACAATTCATCAGTATCACGCAAACGATCAAGACCAATGGCCCTAAGAATCTGGCCTAACTGCTCATGACCAATCTGTACCGCTACTGGATTGTCATTTGCAATGTTGATGTTCCCAAACACAACACGGCCAACGTGTTCCGGGCCTGTGATGTCATATCTAATGTTAATCATTTCGCCGCCTTTTTTGGTGGGTCTGATCTCGGTACGCATCATCATAGCGGTGTACCATCCGGCAGGAATTGGCGTAAAGTCGTTAGTGCGCTCTTCGCGCTCAGGTACTGATGAGAGTTCAAATACGTTGTTAAGTAATGCCATTGTTATTCACCTATGGTTGTAATTGAAAAAGAAGGACGCCCAGGTTCCATTGTTATGGCGGCGCTTAGTGTGTGTATCATCTTAGGATCAGCAGACTTCCATGCTGATTGAATCACTTCAGGTTTCCACCTAAAAAGATTAGCCAACTGATCAGCATAGCCGTTTTGACCTGCTATTGCTAAAAGCTTTTCGGAATCAATTTTACGGTTCATGCGACACACAGCCCTGATCGTATAAACATCATCTTTGTGTGAAATCGTGCCTTCATCTTGCTCCTGTATTTTCAGGTGTAGCTTTAGCTGATCCTCAATAGATCGGCGCTTTTCTACAGCTACCCGCTCGGCTTCTTTAGCCGTGATCCATTCAGTTGCTAGTCTATTTATCATCATCTCCCCCCAATCTTTTGAATAATCGTTCCCAAGTCAGGTACTTCCCATGCCTCTAGCTTTCCTGAACGGTCCTTCGCTAACCAAAGCCCGTCAGAATCGCACATCAACGCACGAGTAGATTCACCATCCGCGTTTTTCTCAACCCTTAACGCAAGCACTTCATCAAAGAAGTATGGAAGCAATTGTCCAGTCTTGTTACCAGGCATAGAAGGCGCATACAAAATACGACCCATTTCATCTTGGGACTTGTCCAACTTGGCTGACATGTACACGTGGCGATTCGGAAGATCACGAAAGGAACGTATGATGTCCGTCATGGCTTCCTGCATGGCCCCATACGCTTGTCTAGGATCTTTGGTTTGTTTCTTCTCCGTGTTAAGCACTACCTCTGCAATTTCACTGATAGAGTCTAAGGCAACAGATTGATAACTTTCTGCTTCCTTAGATTCAGTCAACCACCCATAAGCCTCTGTAAGGTCCGTCATTGAACTAATCTCAATAAAGGGTATGTCTGCATCCGCAATAGATAACAGACCGCCTTCAGCGCTTAGAACAATGGGGTTAGGTAAAGTAGGTATCAGCGAAGTTTTTCCGGCTCCGGCTTGGGCATATACAAGAATTTTCACTCCATTTGAGTGAACATTGCTTGTGGTTTTTAGATTAATACTCATATAAAACTCCATATGTCACGGTTTGCACGATGCAAGTTGTGACGGCAGTTGAATCATAAGACTAATTCATGTAAGGTGTCAACACTTGATTAACATTTTTTAACAGAGGACACGCACATGATGACGCTTGAACAAATTAGA